TTCAGTCGCTTGCGGTACTTCGGTGCGGTGTTCGTGTAAATGAATATGGGTCGTATCGCATCGCCAAACCCGAACCCGACGCGTTCATATATACCCGGCGTTAGGTGCGCGGTCCTTGCTCGACCGGGGTATGCGACGAAGTAGCGTGATGGTCGACGGTTACGCCGACGCATGGCACGTTGCTTCGATGCTGGCGTTTCGTTGGCTAGGCTATCGCGTGATGCTTGCAACTGCGACAGTATGCGAGTGATCACGCCACCCGGTACGTTCCCGTAGGCGTCTAGCGGTGCTGCTGCTGTGGGTACGGCATACCAGTTATCAGGCATAACGCCTGATCGCTGTAGCAGTTTCTCGAATCCCTTTAACTGTCTTGTGCCACCTCGGATTTGGTGGATCAAGTAGCGATCCGCTGGCACGCCTTTAAACGATTCGTCTTTTAAATACACCTTGGCAAATAGTCTTGCCTTAGTTGCTGCCTTCAGCCACACGGCTTTTTGTGTGTACGGCGTAGGTCTATCGAACACGCGTTTAATGTCCGCTTCGATATCCTTTTTCGCTTCCTGCGCCGTCTTGGTCAACGCATACGCCGTCGCAAACGGGATTTGATCCTTACGCAAGTTGCGTAACGACTTTTCTACGTCCCGTAAGTCAGCGCGTATGTCGATTTGCATAGATACCCCGGTGGTCGGCCTTAACGTAAAAAATACCGTGTGGAGTGTGCCGGTCGGGGTTGATTCGTGGGTTACGCATACACGTTACCCCATTTTGCCCGCTTTTAGCCGTTTTTCGGGGCATCGTCAATACTCAACAAGGTACGCCATACCTTTTGCTCGGCATTGCCGACGCGCCGACTATACGTGCGACGGGACAGGTTAAGACGAATCGCCTTCATCCATAGCGGACCATTCGATGCGTATTGCATGGTTAGCAGTTGCTTATCGTGATGCGGAATCTTGCATATCACGCGTTCGATTAACTGCACTTCCTCGGGCGGTTCGTCGTTGTTGTCGCCTCGTCTGCTGCCCATGTTGGCGAAGTAAAACGCCGACGCCGTAGGGTATCCCGTGCGTGGCTTACCTCTGCACCATCGCCCCCATTGCGTCAGCAATACGCGTGTCCATTCCAGCGTCATCGTGCGTACTCGGGTTTAATCTTGGCGTTGTAGCGTTCCCACAAGTCACGCACGGTCTGTTCCGGTGTACGTGCTTCGATCCACTCGCCGCGTGGCTCCCATACCGCGCGTGCGGCTTGTTGGCCTTCGGACAGTTTGCCGTGTTTGCTCTTAATCTCCAGCCAACAGATGAAGAAATGCGTTCCTTCAATGCCGTTCGGATGCGGTAGCGGCTTAATGGCGAGTTTGTCCGGTATACCGATTCCGGCTTTCGTGTAGTCGATCACGCTAAAGCCCGCTTGTTTAACGGCTTCCGTTATCTCGGCATCGTTTAAGTCTCGGCGCATCGCGTGACGCATTAGCCAGAGCCACTTTTTCGCGGATCGTTTCCAGTTAGCCACGTCAACCACCATATCGCTTTGGCTGCGTCTTGCTCTATCGGGTTGCCTTCCTTGCGTCCTGCGCGTGCTATATAGCCTAGCGCGGTTAGTCGGCAAAACTCGACGAAGTGTTCGTCGCTTTTAGCGTTCGCACGCATGAAGTCGACGGTTTCTATGTCCTGCTTGTAATGCTGTGGGTTAATGTGGTCCATGTGTCACCAATGCGCTGTTAGCCGTCCTATGTCGACGGCCTTGTTAAGTTCGTCGACTAGTGGTCTTAACGCTTTGATCTTTTTCTTGTTCCGATAAATTTTATAGATGATTGCCTTTTGCTTTTCGAAACGTGACGGGCCTTTGTCTTTCGCCCATTCGGTACATTGCCTCGCGTTGACGTGTCCGTGCTTGGCGGCTCGATTGCAACTTTTGCAGACAAGCCCACCGGGAGATTCAATACCGCACGAAGGACAGCGTTTATAAGGTTTTTCACATAACCCCCAATCAGCGCGAAACACGGTGCGGCTTCGCTTTAGTGACGCTCACGGGTCGGCATTCCTGCAAATCCGTAATGCAACTGGCGACGGCGTAGGCATCCTGCCTAGTCTCGAAGATACGTGCGCGTTCGATGCTGCGGGTCCACATTGGCCCGTGACCGATACCGACGTTAAGTTCTCCGGTCCAGTACAGCCCGCCCGATGCACTCTTGACCAGTGCGAATCCGTCAAATGCGGGTTTCGTCCGTAAACGCTCTGTACGGCGTTCTCCGTCGTCCCCTATACCAAACCCTACCCCCGGCGCTTCAAGTGTCATATATCGCCTCTGCTTTCGTTTAATCGCATTCCGTATACCCGTTCGAACAACTGTGCGTATGTTTCGGGTTTCCGGTCCTTCGGGTTCCGTCCCACAATGACCGCCGATAGTCCGTTGTCGACGATACCCTGCCTGATCCGCTCCCGACGCATTCTGGCATCCGTTAGCCCTGCGGTTATGTGCGGTACGCCATGCTCGACCAACCTTTTGCTGATCCACAACTCGACCGCCAATAATTCCGTGCCACGGATCATGCGTCGAGCAACCGCCCTAGCAGTCGATCCGCTGGCGCTGGCCCTGCCAACTTCGGCGCATTCACGATACCGGGCAACGCCGCAATCGTATCGCGCTTGTCGGTCAGTTCGGCGTAATGCTCTGCAAACCGCTTTTCGAGGAAATGCGTTTTGTCTTCCTCGCAGAATGCCAGCGCACGCCAACCGCCTAGTCCCTGCACGGCCAGTTCGATTGCGCGGTCAGGATGCGGAACCTGTCGCCATTGGCCACTAGCGCAATGCGCTAACGCTTGCGCGAATGCCTCGGCGCTGGTCGTCGTCCCTGCCTTGCGTACTTGCTCGAAGTCGTACGGGGTCGGCATAAAGCGACACGTTTTCGCCAAGTGACTCGCCGCTGCGCGAAAGTCTGCAATGTCCCAATCGCGCATAGCACCGAACCAAACTTCGAGTGCCTCTGGCGTTACCTTCGCGTTCGGCATGATCGCGGCTAGTCCCAACAGCACGCGTGACATTTCGATTTTGTCGGAGACTTCCATTGTTACCTCGCGTAGTGGCGAGTAAACCCGCCGTTTTCGTTAATTGATTCGACCAGTTGTTTTGCGTCATTCTCGAAATCAAAGTCGTTTACCTGTACGAAGTTTTGCCAGTCGTCGCTTTGGCCCTGCGGCAATGCGTACACGTACCACGCATACGCACGACCGTCTTTTGATTTCCAGAATCGCACGCGTGGCTTCGTGGCGGGGATAAATTCCTCGCGCATCACTTGTTACCCCTCGCACGGATGGCCGATGGAAGGTCAGGGTTAAGAGCGCACAGCAATTTTGAAAACGCCGCGTGTGGTATTGGTTCTGGTTGATCCAACAAATACATTGCCTCGCGCATCGCGTGTTTTAACCTCTCACATTCGTTTTGCTCGGCTGCGGCAACAAGGGCGGCGAAGCGTTCAAGTGGAAGCGGCCAAGCATCCATAAGTTCACCAAATCCAGCCTCTTTCGCCAGTCGGATAATGTCGTCGCGGGTCATTTCTCAACCCCTAACGATTTGCATAGGTCGTAATAGGCAAGCCCGAACCATAAGAAAAGCGCCATGCCAACCATGTACGGCAAAATCCATATCGGCGAAGTAACGATTATTAAAACCGCTAATACCCGTTTCCAAAAGTTTTTAGTCATTGCGCTAACCACTGCTGCACGGCCAATACGTTTGCGTCCTGCTGCGTCTCGGCTTTGGTCTTCGGTAACGACCATGGCAGTGCAAAAGACTTGTCTGGTCCTAGGAACGATGCCGCCTGTTTAACGTACTCGGTCCCAAGTTTGCCGGTCGCCTCGCAAAACGCTCTGTACCGCATCGCGCCTTCGATAAATTCGCCCGGCGTGTGTCCCTCGGCCATCCGTGCGTTGGCGGCTTTCAACGCCCGCTGCCAGCCCTGATCCCCTGCCCGCTCCGGGTATAGGTCGCGGAATTGAGCAAACCAATCCGGTATGGCTGGTTTGGCTTTTTTGGCTTTAGGGGGGGTAGGGGGGGTTATATCTGTTTCTGTATCTGTATCTGTATCTGTATCTGGAGTAGCAAGTTGCTTGCACGTTGCTAGCGTGTTGCTAGCATCGTCGAAAAACCCGTGTTCAATCAACGGTACTAGCGCCGAAATGAATTCCTTTTCCGTAAGTCGCACGCGGAACGCAATTCGGCTGGCTGGACCATGAATCTCGCCCCCTTCTTCCTCGGCTGCTAGCAACCATAAAAACGGTGCTAGCGCCTTGCTAGCAACAGGCAAGCAAGCAAATTCGTAGTCGTCGAGTAAGTCGCGGTGCAACTTAATCCATGGCGGACGACGACCCTTGTAATGCTGAAAACGACGCCAGTTCTTCGGTTTAATGACCATAAACACTCCAAATCGCTAAAGCGATACCCCAAAACGACCGCGAAAGCGGAAAGACTGCCGAACCGGGCTAGCAGGAGTAACCAGCCTAGCGCGGGGTAGCGCCAACGGACGGCCCGACAGTCCTTCCTAGAATCTCGCGGAATTCATATACCCGGCGTGCGGGTAATCGGTTCGTGCGGACCCAATAGGCTACGGCAAAACGCGTTACCCCGAACGCCCTTGCTGCTGCTGCTTGTGATCCGCCGAAGTGGTCGATTACGTCTTTCACGCTAGGCATGGCGCAAATAGTAACCGGTCGCATCCGGCCAATGTGACCGCAGAATGGTCAATGTTTAAATATGTTGAGTTTCCTACACGCATGGGTATATGATTCTCACATGGGCGGCGCGGTGCTGCTCGTAACTAGGGAAGCAAGACAAATGATCAACTTTATCTACGACAAAAACTTTGAAAACAAGTTAGTCGGCGTGAGCCATAAGTTCGACGAAACCGATGGAATCTGTGTCAACCGTAACGACATGGTTTCGTTTCAAGATGCAGAGCAAATTGCGAATGACGCCAACGCGTTTTTCGCTGGCACTGGTCGTGTGTTCGTTGCGGTTGATGCTGGCGAGTGGACCAGCCCGCGCTTTGATGTAGTCGAAGTGCCGAAGGTTGGCGACGAAGTGTCCCGTGCCTTTAACGGTGACTCATACCCGACTGGCACAATCACACGCGTAAGCGGCAAAGACTTTCGCGTTATAACGACCAGCACTGGCGCGAAGTTCTATCGTCGTCGGTTGTCGGCTTCGTGGATTGCTGATCAAACGTGGTACTTACTCAAAGGTACGCACAACGAACGCAACCCAAGTTTCTAAACATAGAGGGGCGGCGCAAGCCGCCCCGTCTTTCGGAGCAATAGTCATGCAGCGCAAATACACAAAACGTGATTGGTTGCCGCAAGCAATCGGATTACTGATTCTGTTAATCGTCGCCGGGGTGATGGTTCCGTGCGACGGTAAGTCGTGCGACAACCCAAACACGCATTACACGGAGTAGCCGAAATGCACGAAGACGAATTCTTTTTGAACCTGTCGGAATTCGTGTCGGTAATTGATGAAGACGGGTCGACTAGGGTGGTATCAAAGTATGCGTTATATCGTGAGTATCTTAATCGTCGGTACAGTGCTTTTAATCGCACTGTGGGCGGCGAGACGGGAAAAGAAAATGCTTCGGGATTACGACTGGTCGTCGGTCCCGCCGCCGAATTGGAAGTGCCGCCGGGGTCGGTTAGGCGGTGACTATGAATAGGTTAATTGACGTTCAACAGGGTTCGGGCGACTGGTTGTCTGCCCGCGTGGGTCGCGTTACGTCGTCGCGGCTTAAAGACGTATGCGATTTTTTGAAGTCCGGTAAGTCGTCGGCTGCGCGTGATGGTTATTTAATCGAAATCGTCACGGAGCGATTGACCGGCCAACCTGTCCCGCACTTTACCAACTCGGCAATGCAACACGGCACGGATAACGAACCGGCTGCACGCGTCGAGTACGCATGGTCGCGGCAAATCGAAGTCGAGGAAACCGGCTTGTGGGTTCACGAAAAACGGATGTTTGGCGGATCGCCCGACGGCTTGGTTGGGAAAGACGGGTTAATCGAAATCAAATGCCCGTGGTCAAGTGGCATACACGTTCGCACCATCCTTAACGGGATGCCGGACGAACACGCTTACCAAATCCAAGGTAACTTATATGTGACCAATCGAAGTTACGCGGACTTCATTTCGTACGACCCACGAATGCCGGAAGGTTTGAAGTTGTACGTACAACGCATCGAACGCGACGAAAAAATGATTTCGTTGATCGAAGAAAACGTCGACCAGTTCTTAACCGAAGTCGACGCTATGGTTACAAAACTACGGGAAATTCAAAATGTCTAATGCAATCGTATCGGTAAACGATATTCAAACCATGGCTGTTGCCGTGGCGAAGTCGGGAATGTTTGGCGTGCGAACGCCAGAGCAAGCCATGTCGCTAATGCTTATCGCGCAAGCCGAAGGTTTGCACCCAGCCATTGCGGCGCGTGATTACCATGTGATAAACGGAAAGCCCGCATTAAAGTCGGATGCAATGCTGGCCCGATTCCAGACTGCGGGCGGTCGCGTCGAGTGGCTCGACTTTACGGACGACAAGGTATCTGCACGCTTCACGCACCCGCAGGGTGGTTCGGTCGTTGTCGACTGGACCATCGAACGTGCCAAGCGTGCCGGTGTTGCCAATAACCCGACGTGGGCAAAGTTCCCACGCGCCATGTTGAAAGCCCGCGTGATTAGCGAAGGTGTCCGCACGGTGTACCCCGGCGTTACGGTCGGCACGTATACGGTTGAGGAAGTACGCGACATGGCCGGTACGCCAGTGGCGTATACGGAAATGGAAACGGCAGTCGATCCGGTCGACGCAATCATGGCCGCGGCAGATTTGGACGCGTTAAAGAATGCGTACATTGCTGCGATCAAAGCCGCTAAAAAAGCGAAAGACGGCGAGTTAGAACGCCGCTTAAACGAAGCAAAGGACCGGCGCAAGTCGGAGTTAGAAGCAATCACGGTGGAAGTTGAATAATGGAAAGGAAAGACAATAGCGGTGCGCTGTTTAAGAATGACCGCAAACGCGAAGGTAAAAAGGACGCCGACTATCGCGGCAAAGCGGTTATCGCTGGCGTCGAATACTACGTCGATGCGTGGGTTAACGAATCCAAGGACGGTCGAAAGTATTTCGGCGTGAAGTACAAACCCGTTGGCGAATCTAGCGCGGCTCCGGCTCCGAAAGCGGCCCCGGCTGTCGATCCAGAATTCGACGACGAAATTCCGTTCTAATCATTCGTGATCGCGCCACGCTCCCTAGCGGTACGCCGACGCCGTGCGCGTAGTCGGCAACTCTTATGAATACAGATTCAAAAGACAAGGTAACAACCGTGATCGTTGGGATAGGCGGAACCGTCCTGCTTGCAATCGTCACGGGTATTTTTGTTGGCGTAACGTGGAAGGTCGCGCAATGGATAATCAATTGATTTGGGATAATAAGTCGATTTGGGGCGACGCTGTGATCAAGCGTCAGCGCGAAGAAATCCAGTTTCTTAATGGCCGCGTGGCCGCGCTGGATGAAGAAAACCAAATGCTTCGCAAGTTGCTGAAAGACTGGCAAACCGGACAGCGCCAGTATCACGGCAAGGAAGTCCACACTCGCTAATGTTGGTCCAACTGTCAGCACAGGAAATAATGCTGGCGGCTAATGCCGGGGTAGTACGTCGCGTGCGTGCTATCTCGGCAAATGCACAACGGACGCACGGGCAACCGGATAATAATCGTTGGGAACAGGATATAGAAGGTTGCTGCGCGGAAATGGCCGTATGCAAAGCGTTCGGCATTTATTGGACCGGTGCGGAACGCATCCGGGCAAATGACGCTGGATCATTCGACGTGCGGTACACTCCGCACCCGAACGGCTGTCTAATTCTGCACGACGAGGACCCGGACCGGCGCTTTGTGCTGGTTATTGGCAAGTACGGCGTCTATAGGCTGGCCGGTTGGATTGATGCGGTCGAAGGTAAGGTGGAGCGATTTTGGGGCGACAAAGGCCACAATCGACCGGCGTATTGGATACCGCAAGACGAATTGCACCCGATGGACACACTAGATAGGTGACAAATGGAAACGATTAAAGCGAAGTTCGTTGCGTTTTGGACCTACTTAAAAACGCTGGTTACGGGAATTGAACCGCAAAAGCCGGAACCGCCGAAGTCGGCTAGTCGGCGCAATGCTCCCGTGCGTAAGGTCGTGAAGAAATAAACAGCACGCCGTCGCACTTACAGTCGCCGTCAAGCGGCTGGTTTACCGCTGGATGCGTGCAACAAAACGCCGCGTTGCGGTACTTAAAGAAATGGCAATTCTGGCAACGGTCGTGTTCGCAATACGACAGTTCGTCTAGTTGCTCTTGGGTAAGGACACCCATTCTGTTTTTTCCGTAGTCGTTTTGCGTTGTACGAATATCGGCATACGAAACGTGATGCCGTGCTGTGGATGCGTAATCCACATGGCTTGCTGTGCTTGCTCAACGTCGAAGTTGTTAGCGTCGGCGTATTCATCGTATCCCTTCAACGACCCATTGACACAAAATCGCGTCAGATGGATGTATTGATGCCAGTGTCCTAGCATCATTACGTCAAAGGACCGGTCGGTTTGTCCGTTGCGTGCGCGTTTCTTTTTATCGCCCCGGCTAATCGGGCCTAGTGCGCCAATCATGCCGTCGCCACCTCGGAATTGGTCACCATGAGTAAGCAAATAACGCGTGTTATGAACCATAAAGTACGCGTCCGGCCCCTCGGGAATTAGGAAGGTCACGCGTTTGTCGTTCTCGAAATACCGCTGCAACAATTGGTACAGCAACCAATCGAAGTTAGTGTGATTGCGCCGCTTGGCGCGTGGCTTGCGGCTGGTCCGGCCATGGTTGCCAGTGACGCATGGCACGAACACGTTTCCGAATTCGTCTGCCAAGGTTCGAATACACCACGCCAGCACGCCGACCAACTCCAGCAATGCGGGCATGGTCGGAACCTCGTTAGTCTCCGACAGTTCTTCGTGTATGTCGCCGGATAGCATATCGCCACCCAACGCGAAGACGACGCCCGGATATTTGCCGCGCAAATGGTTACGCAATAGGTCGATGGCGACATTAATAAAGGTTCGCGCCCTTTCCTTTGCTATCGTCATGTTGTATTCGTTAACGCCGCCGATTTCGGCTGGCCGTACAACCTCGCCAAAGTGCCAGTCGGACGCAAACAGCGTCGGCACACCCATAAGGTCGGTTGCGGGTTTGCTCGGCTTGGTTAACCAGTCCGGCGTTTTCGGCGTGGCTGCGGCTACCTTCAGCAGTTCGGCCCGTACCGCTTCGTCGGTTAATTGCTGTTTTTGTAACTGCTTAACCTGTTGGCGAAGGTAGATTAGTTCGTTGTCGCCTTTAATCTTGCGCTTCTCGCCGTTTTCTACGTTGTCAACGTGAGAAATTACGGTTTGGCGGTGAAGTCCTAACTCGCGTGCGGTTGCCGATACATTTCTGTCGTTGCGGCAAAACGCTTCGTATACGTCTTGCGATATTAGGTTTTTAGGTCTTCGGTCTGTCATAAGTAGATGGCTCGAATGTAACTAATGCTTGCGCGAGTAAATGCGCGGTCGAGTCGATAAAGACTTCATCGCTGCACAGTTCGTGATAACCCGCAATGTCAGTGATGCAATGCAGCAATTCGTGAACGAATGTCTGTTGTCGGTTTGACCCTTTCAGTGATCCGATAATTTCGATGCGGTACTGATCCGGCAAATACATTCCCACGCAATTTTTACCGTGCTTCCACTTCTTAACGGGAACCGTTACAACCTCGATTTTATGCGCTGCGACCATAAAACTGGAAGGAATGCCGTCGTTACGTCGTGCCATGTAACCCCCGCATATATAGCCGTTGCTCGTCGAGTCGACGCTTAACCAGCCCCGGCAGTACACGACCGCCGCCTTTGGTCCACTTCATAAATTCTTCGGCTGCGCCTTCGTAGTCGCCGCGATTGTGTTTCATCCGAAGACTGGACCGCTGCAAGTTTCCCAAGCCGACGTTAAACGAGAAACTTACTAGTGCGTCAAATTGGCCTTGATGATTAACAGCAGTAGGGCAATATCGGGCCACGCCGCGCTCAAATCGCGCAAGGTCCGAAACAAGTAAAGCGTTAATTTCGTCATTGCTCCATGTCCGATTATCTTCTGGCCGTAACTGGAACTGTAGCCTATCGGATACAGTCAGTTTTGCTTGCTCGGGGTACAGCACATGTCCCACGGCCACGGTCCATAGTTTAGCCGGACACAAATACGGCCTGTTTCTTACGCCTTCATGGTGGCTGATCATTGCGATTGCCGCCGGACTAACTTTCATTTTTTCTGGAATGCTTGTGATCCAAACCAAAACGCAATAATGGACGACAGAATAATCATTTCGTCATCGCCAAAGACGTTTTCCATTGCTTCGACAAACGGAATGCCGGTCGAGTAGGCGTACCAGACGCCAGCAATGTTTAGCGCGACCAACTCCAGCACGAAAATATAGGTAACAACCGGTCGCACGCTGGCGCGAAGGTTGATGATCCACTGCGACGCGCCTTTTCCAATTTCCATGTCGTGCTGATACAGCGCCACGCGTTCCTCTGCGGCTGTCTCCATGGCGATTTGCTCGGTCTTGATTTCCTCGACGCGGGCCTGTGCGATAAATCCTTTTTCGGCAAGTGCTAACTCGCGTTCCTTCTGCGCCATTACTAACGCTAGTTCGTGCTTCTTGTCTTGCTTGTCTTGGAAGATTTGCAGAATCTTCGGCAAGCCGCCAGCAAGGAACGATAAGAATGTCGATAATAACGTCGTCATTTGGCGTGCCTCACTTATCCCGTTTGTTCACTAGGTCGAACAGTGTTTTTATCTTGTCTTCGAGTACCGCAACCCGTAAGTCGAGTTTCGATAGAACGATAATTAGCGTAATCAGTGCGAGTATGACCGGCCATGCACGCGTGAAGATTTCGAATAGTTCCATAGCCGCCCCCCATCGTTTAGCGTCGCTCTAACACTCGGTCTAGTTTTGTTTCTATGCTCTTTAATCGCTCGGTTTGACTAGCCATCTGCGCCTCAATCACGGCAATGCGCCGGTCGGCTTCTGGCTGAATCTTGACCGCCTCGACAACTTCCAGACGTTTCGAAATTCCTTCTAATCGTTCCGTAATCTGGCCCATGGCGTAGACCAAACCAAATACCAACGCTACGTCGAGGACTAGCGATCCGGGCGGAACCTTAAATTTCGATACGTCCATAAGTTATCCCTCAATCAAAACGGCAAAGGTCTTTTTCAGATACGGCCACGGGTCGATTTGGAACACATACCCGCCCGGTCCCGGCAACGAAATACTAAATTCTGTTGACGCTTGATAGACTTCGTAGCGATCCGGCAACGTGACGTTAATAATCGCGTTGTCGGGTAATCCGGTAATCGTGACCGTATTTCCAGCGACCGTATGCGTTACGCTCGACGGCTGCTTGTCGACAAACTCGCTGCCGTTCCAGTAGGAATTAGCCGCGTTTGCAGACTCGCATTCGATAAATTCCGCGCCATCCGGCTTCGGACGTAGCGGCAGTAGTTCGGGTTCGCACGTAAAAATGCCGACAATGCGACCGTTCGATGCAACCGTGGCGTATCTCATCGTTTGAATTCCGTAACGACGCTAATAATGTCTTCGTAAATGTATGTCGTGCTGCCGCCTAGGGTCGGCTCGACTTTGATGTAATAGGTCGTGCTGCCAGCCGACGGCGTGTCCATGTATTGCAACGGCACACGGTACGTACCGCCCGACGCAAGACTGGTAATCGGAATGTCGACCAGCAACGTCGACCCGCGATAAATCTTGTAAATGTTGATTAGACTTCCGGTCGCCAGCGTGAATTTAAACGTCAAGTCGCACCGAATCAGCATATTCGTGCTGCCGGTTGCTGTAATCGTAATGGTCGACAGCGTGTTATCGACACCACTATTTGTGCTGGTTAGCGTTACGTCGGCTGGAAGGTCCGTGGCGCTGGCGGTAATGGCGTTGCTGGCGACGCTGCCGGTAAGAATGATGCCGCCGTTAACGGTTAGGTCCGAACCATCCCAACGGATATTTTTTCCGCTCGGGTTGCCGAATGAGAATTTCGGCGTTCCGCTATCGTTGCCGATATAGAAACCGGTTCCGGTGTTGTACGCGGTTTGGCCGGAGCGAATAAAGCCGCCCGACGGCAATACGATAGTACCGGCAGTGATACTGCCCAAGTCGGCGCTAATCGCCGCAAGGTTAGTAACGCTGATTTTCGCGGCTGTGACAGCACCCGCGCTAATTTTGTCGGCGGTGATGGCGTTTGCGGCTACCTTTGCGGCGATAACCGCGCCATCTTCGATCAATACGGAGTTAGACGCACGAATCATTCGCACGTCGTCGGCATAGGTGGTCCCGCCGCTAATATCAGATACAACTTCGACATTTACCGCGACAACGCTTGCCGGAACAGTAAATGTGCCGCTAGATTTTACGTAACTAGTATTGCCAGTGGCAACAGTGTTACCCGCTTGCGTGCTAATTTCTGATCCGCCGGAATCCAAGCCTCGCAAGCGGACGTATGATCCGTTGCCACTAGCACCACTGTATTTAATCCATGCCTCAACATAGAACACTTCACCCGGCGTTGTTTGCACTACTTGTGAATTACGCAATGCCGATGGCGAAGTAGACGTACACGCTGCGGACCACGACCCTGTGCGGGCATTATTGGCGTTGATAGACCAGCCGCCACCTTTGTTCCAGTCCGTGTCGCCTTCTTCAAAACCAAAGTTTTTAGCCTGTACGGTAAAATCGCCAACGGCAATTTTTGTGGATGTAACCGCATTTGCGGCCAACTCGGTAGTATTAATCGCTCCGGCTGCAATTTGTCCGGCAGTGATACTGTCGGCAACAATCTTCGAAGCGTCCAAAGTTCCGGCAGATATGCGGTCGCCGTTGATACTGTTCGCCGTCATCTTGGCGGTTGTGATCGCGCCGTCGGTTATCTGCGTGCCGGTAATCTGTCCCGACAAATCAGTTGTCGCAACCGACGCGACATACGACGAACCATTCCAACGGTACAACTTGCCGTCGGTCGTGTTGAAAATAGAATTCGTCGACTTTGTGCCGGGAACCGACGAAACAATGGTTACGGGTTCGATGCTCGACGCGAACGCTGCCGTTTGTAGCGTTCCAGCCGTAATATCCGCGCCGCTAACCGCTGCCGTCCATGCGGACCCGGTGTAGCGATACAACTTGTCGTCGGTCGTTAGGAATACGATTCGGCCCTCGAAAAGATTGGTCGACGGCAATGATCCGACGATTTCGTATCCAACTTTGTTTTTCGATGCACTAAACGTGGCCGTGTACGTAACGGCGTTGTATAGAACCGTGAAGGTCAACGAACCAACGTCGCCCGACATGGCCGTAATGCGGTAATAGCCTTTTGGCTGTCCGCTAACTGGCGTGTTCGTCGCCGTGTTAATTGTGCCAGTAACGCCGCTACTGGCCGACGCGGACAGCGTAGCCGATGCGGTTACGTCCGTCGCGCCGCTATAAACGGTCAACTGGCCGGATGCGTCCGCGTAACTCGGCACACTGCCGTCGGCGTAGGCGGTTAATTGAACCGCTGTGCGGCTTAAAACAATCGATACGGAATTTGTACCGCTAGTACCGGCTTTGGCTTTGCCTACGGTAAATACCTTGGTAACGGTAACGCCGCCATACGTCGCCGACATGGTGAATTGTCCGGTATCGGCAGTTAGTGACGTGACGCGATAGTAACCAATCGGTTGACCACTAACCGGCGTGTTGGCGGCAGTGTTCAAATCGCCATCGCAATTTACTTCGGAAACGACGGCAAAGGTCGTGCTGGCGGTAACGTCGTTCGGACCGCTAAACAACTTAAACAAGCCGACCGCATCCGCGTAACTGCTAACCGTGCCGGACGAATCTGCTGGTACTAGCGTCGCTTCGTTCGTCAGGTAGCCGTTAAGCGTGGCAATTTTGCCGGACGACGACAGGCCCGCGCCGGATGGCGTCGGGTCGGATGTGCCGCCAGTAACTCCATAGTACGACTGCACCCAAAAATACCGCGTTGCGGTATCGGTGCGTGGCACACGTAACTGTGTATCTGCGCCTTCGTAAATCTGTGTGGCCGACGAAAACGGCGTCGACGCTGTGTACTGAAATACACGGTACAGAATGCCGGGAACGCTGTTAGACGGTGCGGCCCACGATAGCAAGATGGATTCGATTTCTTGCGTTGCCGTGAACGATTGTGGCGAACCGGGCGAATAAGTCGCCGGATCGCTTACCACGACGGATGCCGGGGTTACATACGTCCCTGTCGACGGATCGCTATAATCGCTCGACGCTGCTTCAATCAACGTAAGTTCGATGGCCGGTTCCGGTCGGAATTTCCAACCGATACAACGCACGGTTTGATTGGTCCAGCCGACTTCGGCAATCGTGACCGTGCCAGTTTCAAACGGACGTATTTTGTAGGCGTTCAGACTGCAAACGACTTGCACTGTCTTTTGTCGGCGCGATTGGCGCGACAGAATGATGGCGTTACGCTGCGCTTCGTACTGGTTATTGCACGCCGGGAACGCGACTTCGGTGTAGATGCGTTCGCCGTCTTCCGCTTCGTATGTTGAGTTTAGGATCGGCTCAAACTCGACCGGCTGATAATTGCGGTCCTTGTCGACAAACTGTCCGCGAACGGCATTGTAATAACCTTCGCGTTTACGACTCTGTGCCGTCTGGACCGTCACCTGTCCGATAATGTCGTCTTCGGTAATGCTAAACGCCGACGATGACCACGCGCCCGCTGCCATGCGCCATTTACCACCGGAGTAGTAGCACGCGCCCATCATGGCTTGCGTCAACGCTTGAATGTTGTTCTCGAATTCGGCGGTCGCTTCCAGCACCAAATTACAGGTATACCGTTTTTGCGTCGTCGACCCCGGAATGGCTACGTTTTCGTCGCAAATGTTTGCGGCTGTTACAACGGACGCCCAATCGACGCGGCTTCCGTCCTCGCTCAACCCATACGACGCCATGAGATAGTCGGCAAGACACAACGCCGGGTTTGTCGTGTACGCGGCGTAACTCGAGTTTGTCGGATTCGCACCCGGTGACGTGTCTAATCGCGGGTCGTAACACTTCTTGCCCTGCACGATACAGGTAACGTCGGGTTTGCCGTTGCGGTATACCTCTTGGTCGAAAGTATATTGCAACGCTAAATACGCGATACCGCGTCCACGATGGTCGGAATCCCATTCCGTAATCGCGGCGTTTAGGATGCTATCGACCGTTTGCGTCGATGTTCCTGTGTACTTACGGACCGATGCTTTGCCGGAAAAATTACCGGCTGTTACGTCGCCGCTGCCGTTTAGCGTTAACGCTTCGTCGTTAAAGTAAACGGTGTTTATTGCGTTGACTTCGTGTCCGACCAGCGCCAACACTTGATGCAAATATTCGCCTTTTGATCCGGTCACAATCGCCGGAATGACGTTCATTCCAGAAATCTTGTTTTCGCCGTAGACAATGCGACGCGGTGCAACCGTATCGGAGTATTCCACGTCGGGCGGTCGTGACGTAGCGCGTGGAACCTTCGGACCTAACGCTTGCGAAACCTTCATCAAAAGCAAGTTGCCGCCAATGTAGACAATGGCGTTAGCGGCCACCATTGCGGCAACCGTGGCTGCGGCAGACGTGCCGCCAAAAACCACTAACAAAAAGTTTGTTACCGCACTTACAACTGGAGCCATTATTTAACCTTCCAACTGCAAATAGCCTGTGCCATGGGTACGTGAGCAATGCCGGTTTCGCCGACCGTCACGATCCGATCACCAACGCAAATACCTAGGGTTTCGCGTCCTTCGTTGTTGAACAGCACCACGTCGCCGCGCTGTGTATACGCTAGAGATATACACGGTTCGCCTAGCCAATCCTTCACGGCTTCCTGAATGGACCCGTGCGAATTGATGTAAGCAAGTGCGGTTTTTTCGTCGTGATACATTTCTGCAAGACGTTTTGCGTAGTCGCTACCGGTCATTGCATCGACGACACGCGCCGAAAACAGGCAACAATCATTTTTGCCGTATGCAAAGGTTTCGGTACTAACTTGCTCAATCGCCGCAAACAAGCGGTCGACCCAATCTTCGTGTCGCATTAGAACGGGTCCAAACGGAAGTTAGGATCATACGGACGACCGCCACCACCACTAAAGTTCGTCGGTTTGTCGCCCCATGTCGCTTTATAGCGTGGGATGAATTGCGTTAGGTTAAAGAATGTGTCGCCAGCAAATGCTAGGCGCTGGTCCTCATCCGTGAACCTTGCTAATACCGGCTCTTTTCTCAAACGGTATTCACAAGATAACGAAATGACCGCGCTGTTTTGGTCCATGCTAATTGACATGGTGTCCATGCGGCCCGACCAGATTTCTTCGGGGTCGGCGACAAAGTTTAGGTTTTGATCCAAAAACCCGACATAAAAGGTTGCCGGTCGGCCCTGATAAACTTCGTCCATCACGATAGGGACCAGCGACGTATCGACGCCGGACAATGTGACTTTAATTCCACGGGCAACGGTATCAATGTTTTCGTCGATAATGTCGAACGAACCATATTTGCCAACGCCCAAGTACGTATTACCGTCGAAGGTCACGCTACCAACGCCGTCGTGGACGTAGACCGTACCGGAATCGAATTCCAGTTTCGCCATCGTGATAATAAAAAGCGACGCCTTCGCCGCTTCCGTTTGGTTCGTGTTGCTAACCCAACGCGTCATTAGGCTATGTCCTCGACTAGATCAATCGTCATTTCTGAAAGCGTGCCGGGTCGTGTCGACCAACTGCCCGCATCCTCGGCCAATAGGAAACGCCCCATTGGATTACGGAACACGACTGGCGTGTTATCCGCTGGCGACGTGCGTAGCGTCGGCTCGAACATGATGTAACCCGCGCCGCTATCGTCGGAATTAAGGTCGGCGGTTAGTCGCTTTAGTTCGCCGTTAATCTCGACCCAATCGCCCGCACGGGCCAACCCGTTTGTCGAAGTCGGCAAGCCGTCGATGTTCAACGCCCCGCCAGTTTGCGATCCGCCCGCCACTAGCGCACAACGTGTCAGTGACGCCCACGAAAGAAACTGAAACGCTCCGGCTGCACGTCCGCTGTAGTAGTCGTAGAAACTAACGTGCGTCGATGTACCGGACGCCGTGAACGAATCGGTATAACGTCCGGCTGCTGTACGTACAGTGCCGTTTAATAGCGTCGTGCCGCCCTGCGACGTACCAGCCGCCGCCCCAATACGGACGTTGCCTTTTCCGGCCCCATAAACGGCCCGTATTGCGTAGGGCGCACTGGCAACCGTAGTGGCTGCGGATTGGTAGGCGTAGGCGTCTGCCGTAACCGCTGTGCGGGCAAGACGCAAGCCAAAGTGCGAGTCTGCCGACAATGCGACTTCGGCGCTCGACGATGACCACCCTGTAGTCGTCACGACTGCCGCGTTGTTAGTGATCAACTCGGGACAGGAAAAGGAACCGGCAAACGAATAGCCCGGTTCGGTAAACCATAGCCGATTTGAGCGACCGCGCAACGCGGCCAGCAATGACAGCAAGCGTCGTCGTTTCTGATCCGACAGCGCACGGAAGGACAGCGTAGCGGCCCACCTATTACCGGGCCGGGAATAAGTCTTAACCGCTCCCGAAAGCGGAGACGAATACGACGCTGTGTTGTCTAGGATGCGCCACTGTATTTCGTTGGCGACTAAATCCGGCGGTAGTATGTAGTCGGTCATCGCCCTATCCCATAACGTCGGTCTAGTTCATCGAATATGCGCCGATTGTTTTCGGCCATGATTCCCGGCAATGCCTTTTGCAAATCTGCCGTGGCCCCGCGTGCGTCGATGTTGTAAACCGGCGACACGGTTACGCCACCCATGGCGTGATTGGGAACAATGCTGCCAGATGTATTCGGCACGAACAATTCCGGCCCGCGTTCGCCGACCATGTATGGCGTATTGCCAGTGACCGGACCACCCATGGCCCGCGCCGATAGTGTAGAAACGGCAAACTGCCCGATGCTACCGGCGATACCGCCAAAGCCGCTCATATACTGGAAGAATTGGCGCAACAGATAAGACGCCATTAGTTCCGCAATCATGCGACGGATCGCGTCGATAAATCCTTTAACCATGCCGCGCAAACCGTTTTGGAACGGATCAAACAGGAAATCGGCAAACGCGGTTTGTATGCTGGATGCTGCTTGTTGGGCAAAATTCAGCATCATATCGTCGGCCATGTTCATTTCTTCCAGCATATTTTGAACGCTGGATGCCATGGTTACGTCGGCTGCGGTAAACGTCGTAGAAAACAACTCGGGTATTTCTTCCAAGTCTTTTTTAAACGCGGCCATTTCTCGCGCCCGCGCTGCGTCGGCTTCGTTTACCTTGGCGCGTGCTTCCGCTGCGGCTTCGGCCCACTTCTTTTCAGTTGCCAGCGCCTTTTGCCGAAACTTCCAGTCGTTTTCCATCGCGGTCGTTTCGTTGAAATTGCGACGACCACGCGCCGCAAATCCACGGAACCCGCCACGATTGCCGGTCAACTGCGAACGGTCAATGTCTGGACCAATAACGCCCATTTCTTGACCGATAGCCTTAACGCCTCGAAGCGCCTCGGCGGAAAACTCGACTACCTTGGCAAAGCCGGTAACAAGTGCTGCGGTAAAACTGTTGGCTGCTTGTACTAGCGTCGGGTCTTTTAGCGCGGCGTTGAAACGATCAATCGCTCGACGCCCTTCCTCGGTTTTCTTCGCGGCTTCGGCAATCTTGTTAAAACTTCCAAGCAATGCCGCGCCAGTTAGCAACCCAAAAGCAAGGTTAATGGCCTTGCTAGTAACCTTCGCGGTCTTTTCTAGCGTCTTCATGCCGCTAGATACCGACTTTAGCGCCGCTTGTGTCCTATCGACTGCGGTAATGATTACTTGTGCTTGCGCCATTTGTCTTCCTGCTCTTGTGCTTCTAACTTACAGGTTGCGATCAGATAGGAAAAATCGATTTCCGTCATTTCGAAAATATGTTCCGGTAGGACGTGCAGACGTAACGCTAGTGCGTAAATCATCCTTAATTGCACGTCCTCAATTATTTTTTTTCGGCGTCCTCCACAGATACGGTCCCGTTGTTCATGGCTGCGACAATCGTAGCCATCACTTCCGGGTCGTATTCGTTGAGCAATTCGCGCCGTTCCGCATTGACGAAAATTCGTTTGCCGTTCTTATCCCGCGCCCGAACCAACAGCGTTACCGCCATTGCTTCTAGGTCCAACACGGTCGAATCGCCATCCTGTTTCGCCAGCAAAAAGATTTCGCGTCTTTCCGCCAGCGTCATATCCGGCCAGTAATAAACCGTGGTGTCCCATTCTGGAACCGGGATCGCAACTAGCGTTTCTGGCTTGCGCCGTTCCGCAAATTGCGATTTGGCTTTATCTTTCCAATCCATAAACCCTCAACTGTTAGGATGCTGTACCCGTCGTCAACGCGCCGTTACCGACGAAGTTAAACGAAATTTCGGTGATCGCGCCGCGCTGCACGTTGCGTGTGATTTCCGTAACCAACGCATCGCCATAGTAGTACGTGTCGCCAGTCGTCGCGCCTTCGGGGTACAACTTCAACGCCACATTTGCGCCGGTCACCATAGCCAACTGGCCGTTAGTGTCCGTCTCATCCCAAAACGCGGTAACGCTTCCGTTCCACGCGGTAATCGCGGTGACGTTGTACGTCTTCGCGGTATCCGACAGCGTGGTGTCCTCGGCGTACTCTGCCGTTTGCGTGAACGAAAACCCGGTGACTTCGCCGACCGTGTTTGCGCCAATCTTTACCAATCCTTCCGACCCGTGATGTGTTGCCATGTTTTTTGCCTCTCAACTAAACTGAAATTTCCGCGTTGTTTTCTGCGGTCCTATACATAACTCGAAATTGCATCCTAGCCGACCCAATCGGCGCGTCGCCTGTGAAGTCGTGCGTAATTGTTGTGTCCGCCATGATGCAATCTTTAACCAGCCCGCTTAATGTGTTGTTAGCGCCAACGGCGTTTTCTACGTTCTTACAAAGCGTGTCTAACTGGTCGTCTAAATCTGCAAGTTTTCGCGCAACACACTCGACCACGATAATTAGTTCGCGGGTTAAGTTACGCGGCGCGTGCAATGTCGTATCAGTAACGCTATCGGCGTTTGTATAAATTAACGCCGCTGTCGTCGTGTCTGCCGGTAACGGGTATACACGCGACGATGAAATAGTCGATGCCACGTTTGCCGTGGTCAGGACGGATGCGAACGCTTCGCGGATTTGCTGTCTGACGTGCGCCATTATTCGGTCGCCTCCAGCCGCAAGCGAGTGATGCCAGTTCCATCGTTTTCGATGTTACGAATCGTATACACGTCGTCGTCGATATAAAGCGTATCGCCTACATACGCACGACAAGGTAACGATGCGGTCGGGAAATGGAACGCTGGAAGTGTGCTGGCAAACTCCACGTCGGACACATTCACGCCGATATACTCGCGGTCGAAAATGCCCTGCACCGGGTAACGCTTGCCGCCGCTTTTGTAGATAGCGGCCACGCCCCAATCGGACGCGGCGCACATAGATGCGCGATCCGCTGCGGTTTCAACTGCCATAAGTGATACCCCACATAACCGACGTGGACGTTGGCCCGATTTCGTGAACCGTGCCGGTTAATTCCTGCCTAAAAAGTTGATCCCATGCCGGATACGGTCGAGCGGACGGATGCAAGTTTACGCCGTCCCAATAAGTCGGATAGTCGGCTGCGGCAATCAACAGATACTTACGCGTTACGCGTTGTAGTTCATGCAACGCCGGGATCACGTCTTGCGGTAACAAATGTTCGATTACGTCGATGCACGTAACCACGTCGAATGCGTTATCGTCGAACGGTAACGCGTGTATCTGCGCCTCGGTTATCCCGTAGCCGCATAACTCCGGTACGGCTTCCGTTCCCGTGATAGGCGCAAAACCCATGTCGGCGGCTGCTTGCAACAACTCGCCACGGCCACAAGACACGTCGAGAAATGAACCCGACCGCCCTTTTAAAGCGGCGACAACCGGTTGTAGCCGGTCGGGAAACATCCGGTAATCAGGATATTTCGCGTAAACCTGTCGGTATTTAAGAATTTCCTTTTGCCGGTCGTCCACGTTTCTTAACCTGTGTTTCGATCAAGTTAGAAACGGTGTCCAGCATCGACGGTTCCGCGACTGGTTCCGCGCCGTGATACGGGACCGCCATTCCTTTTGACGTTAGCCATAAGCCAAATTTGTTGTCGACTTCGACAACCCGTCCGGCTTCCAAGGTTCTGCCCGCATACATACGGGACCGTCGCATTTCAACCTTCATACGCGGAAAATACCTTAATTAGTGTGCCACTTACAACTTTTACCCTTGTCGGGTCTTGCATTCGGTCGCGGACGTGCTGCCACGCACCGATCGCCGAAATGCCCAACTCCAGCCCTCGGTCGCCTACCTTCGAATGCCAGTAACGGCGATTCTCCATGTAGTTATCGCAACCGCACACGATGATTTCTTCGCACCCTAAATACTCGGCAATCCAAACGGCAGTGCCGCCAGAAAAGCCGAAGTCGGGACAAATGCCCGACCATATATCCGCTTGGTCCTTATGGTGCGTGACCAACGGGAACCCGTGGCCGGTCAGGATTGGGAACAGTTCCCGGTCCTGATACACCACGTAATCTAACGCCAACAATAACGAATGCTGGTTAACGCCAATCCATACGCCGTCCCGCTGGACGCGTGGCCGGACCCGGCGCAAGTCCGATAACAAGGTAGGGCCGCCACCCAAGACAACAGCACGTTGCCCTGAATGGCGGCCCCGGATTGATGCTAGATCAATCAAGACTGCGCCGTTATTAGGCGGTCACAATCTCGTTACACTCGGCGAACGACTCGACATGGCGCACGGCGAAGTCGCAGTCGTGGAACGCCACGATACGGACTGTGCCAGCGTTGCTGCCGGTGTACGGGTCGGCCATAAGGTCGATGCCCGACCACTGACCAACCAACAAGTCGCTCCAAACGCCGAAGATCATGGCCGACAGCGTGCCGGACGCCGAACCCTTCGACAGGTTCGACGGGATTTGCTGCGACACAACCAGCGGGTAGCCGTAAATGTTGTTCACGTCCGGTCCCAACAGGAAGTTACCCTCGACGCCCGAAGTCTGCTTCGGAGTCGACGCCAACTTCGCCTTAACCTGTCCGTTGGTCAGGAATGCCGCCGCGCCGTTGAGCGCGTTGTCAATCTCGACTTCCTTAACAAGGCCCGTGACCATGGCCCAAGTCGGCGCTCCGCCGTTCGTGCCAAGCGTGACCGAACCAATGCCGGACGTGTTGAGAATGCCGGTCGGACGGTTAGAACCCGAACCGGAGATAGCAGCAGCGTCCATAGCCACGGCGATTGACGCGGCAAGGTCGTTACGCACCATCGTCTCGACATCCATTGACGACTGCAACATCAAGCGACGGCTGTAGTCGACATAGGCGGCAAGCGTCTTCGGCGACAACGTGACCTGATCAAAGGTCATGTTGCCCTCGGTCGGGGCGCTGTTCTCACCGACCCAATACGAAGTCGCACCGGCAGTCTTACGCGGGATCGCCACGTTGCCCTGCAAGCCCGTGAGGAATTGCGCGCCCAAGGTGTTCAGGACCATCTTGTTACGCAACACGTCGATAAACGAACCGGCCAGAAGGTCGGTCGCAACAAGGTTACCAGCCTTCGAAGTACCGGACGCAATCGAAGTCGTCAGATCACGCTTCAGCACGTCCACCGGAACGGTGATACCACGGCTGTCGCGGCCTTCCTTCTTGGCGGCTGCTTCGGAGACTTCAAACTCGAAGCGGGCATCGTCCTGTGCGCGGCGATCCTGCGGGTTCGAAAGAGCGCGAATGGCCTTCACGAATGAGAACGAACGCGCCTCGCGGTCCGACAGACCAACTTCCACGTCGACGTTCAGCGGCTTGGACGCCACCTTGTCGAGCAACGCACCACGGAATTGCTCAATGGTCGCACCCTCGCGCACGGCAGACTCGCCAAGTTCGCGCTGGTTGTGACGGGCGGCAAGGTCCATGATCGCCGAAACGCGGCTGCGCTCGGCCTTCATGCCATCTTCGCGGACGGCTTCGCTAGAAATATCGCTCATAATTTGTACCTTCGGTGAATGTGAAATAACTTCCGGTTTCGGCGTTTCCGCCATGCTTCGGCCTACGCCGACGCTAGTATCTGCCGGAATGGACACGATACTAATTTCGAGTGGCGACCAACTGGTTGCGCGGTAAACCTCCCGGCCATCACGCTTCCCGTCAGCGACCATCTCGTTAATGACGTATCCAACAGACACGTTCCCACGTATCCCGTCTTTCACGTCTTGCCAAATTTCCTCGGCTCGTTGGCTTTTCCCAAAGCGAACGACGGCGCGTGCAACACGATCCGAACCCAAGGAAACCATTTCGACCACGCCGATTTGGTCGGCGGGGTCATGGTCGACCAGTAGCGGCGCACGGCCACTACCAATAAACGATGAATCTATCGCACCGGGCGAATGGTCCAGCACTTCCATACCCCAACCGCGCTCGACGGCGGCTTCGCTGGAGAATGCCAAACTAACCCGACGGTCGGCGTCCTGCACCGACTCGCGTTCGAATACCGCGCTTCGAAATACGCGTTTCTCCGGGCCTTTGCGTTTGGCCGGTCCTGCGTAATCTTCCTCCCACGGCTCATTACCGTAAACGTCTTTGGGACGTTCGCCGATTAACTCGGCTTCATCCTCGGCGGCTTCCTCAACCGCTTCGATTGCGGCTTCGGCTTCCTCGGATTCGTCCATGTCCATTACGGATTTTTCGAACGTAATGGTTACGGTCGCTTCGTCCTCGACGACGGCGACAATGTGTCTTTGTTGGTCCATATTCCGACCCTCGCTTTCCTCGGCATCTAATAGCCGGTCTTTTTCATTCGCCCATGCGCGGCCCGGATCGCCGCCCCATAGCGCCCATGCAATCCGTCCAGCGGACGGGTAGCCATCTTCCCCCGGCGACCACCCTTCGCCCTGCTTGTCGACTTCATGTCTTGCAAAATACGAAACCATCCGTCGGACGGTTTCCGGTGATAATGTAACACGGTTTTTTATATCACGCGCCCTAGCGACGCCGACGGCGGTTCCGCCCCGTCCAAATTCCTCGCGCCACGCTAACCCGCGTTCGGCTTCCTCGGCCATCGTTGCCGTTGGTTTTAGGTCAATCGCCATTGTGCGCCCCCGTATACCACTTCAAGTTTTGCGCCAGTCTTGCGTCGTTTGGCGACGCTTCCACGGCTAGTTTGCCCTGCTCAACAGCGACGGCTTGCAGTCCTAAATTCCATGCGGACACGGCGGCTAGGTCGTGCGGCCAGTGGCCCCATACCGCCGGATCGCACGTATAAACCAGCGCACGATCCTTAATCGACAGCGCCCGCATCGACGCCGCGTAGCATTCTGCCCACCGGTTTTGCCGGTAATACAGCATTGCTAATTCGCACCATGGTTCGCGGGTATTCGGCGCTTCCGAACACGCCTTTAATAAGTACCCTTCGGCTTGCGTGTAATCGTTTAACTCGGCGTGCGACTTGCCAAGTAAGCGATACGCGTAACAGCGTTCATTCGGCCACGTCGCTTGCGGCATGGCTAGATACTTATTCAAAGCGGCTATTGCTTCGTGCCACTTCTGATAGAAGGTCAGTTCGCGTGCGTAGTAAAACGCATTGCGCGGACAGTGCGGGTCTTCTTTTACGGATACCGCCAACAAGTCTAAATACTGTCCACGGCTTTTCGTCGGGTCGGGATGGTGACTAACCAATAGTTTGTCGGTTTGCGCCCACACTTCCGTTATACGGCCATCCGGTACAGGGTATTCGTGACATGGGTGATGCCACAAGTAACCGTGCCGTGCGTGTATTTTTTCGTACAGAAATTTAATCCCGCAACCCCAATCGAAGTAATACCGCAACCGGGTTGTGCCTTCCGTCCAGACGCGTTCGATTTCCTTGCGCCAGCCCGGTTCCAATACTTCGTCAAGGTCGAGCGAAATGCAAACGTCTATGTCACGCGGAACCAATGCCAATGCCGCATTTCTCGCCGTATCGAACCGCCACGGCGTAATGCAAATGTCCTGCACTATAGCGCCACATTCGGCGGCAACAATCGCGGTATCGTCCGTACTGCCAGTGTCGGCTATCAGGATTAAATCGGCGTCTTTTGCAGATTCGCAAAACCGCTTAACAAAATGCGCTTCATTCTTGCTGATCGCATACACGGCAATTCGCACGGAATACCCCTATTAGATTGGATTCCCGTCTACTGTAATCGAAAATTCGTCACTCGCTACAGCAGAGGCGGTGATCGGCGTCGGCTCGATAACCGGCGGCACCTCGCCCTCTGGCAACGTCACAACGTACTCACATTCTACCCAAGCCATTTCGCCGTGGTTCCAGTTCCATTGGTAGCCGGGACGATCCTCGGGCTTTGGATCACGCACGACCCACTCGCCGTTTAGCCACGCAACCTGCTTGCCCTCTGGCGCTTCGGGCTTGGCGGGAACTTCGTACCAACCCTTGTTGTTGTCTGTGACTTCAACCGGGTAATGGCCTTTAAAACTATAAAGAGTCATGTGTCACCTTACAGGGTCAGGAACGCCGTAGTCGGCGGGGTGAAGTTGCTGGTGTAACGGGCGATGCCTTTGGTGATACGAAGGTCGTCGATGTATGCGTCTATTGCTTGGTCGCCAGCGGCAGTTCCAGCGCCGACTGTTGTTGCGCCAGAAGTACCAACAGCCTCAGATGCCGTTGCAGAGGTTCCAGCAATTCCGTCTTTATAAATTCTGACGGTATTCCCATACCTCACGATAGCCAAATGCTGCCAAGTGTTGAGTGAAACATCCAAGCCAGAATCGGTGCCTAAAATTTGCCAATTCGTGGCTGCAGCGTTGGAAACAAACATTAAATAATTTCCGGCAGAATCCATGACTATGCATGGGCCACCGTATCCAGACGTACTCGCCCGCTGCGCCCACAAGGTTTCATATTGCCCCGCACCCGGTAGGCTGTTTGGTCTAAACCAGCACTCCCAAGTAAAGTCGCCAGTCCCCATTTGCAGGTCTGCGGTTGTGCGCGTTACAAGATAATCCCCCGTCCCATCGAAATACATCGACGACCCGCCGAACTTGCTCTGCGTCGTGCTGATCTGCGCGTTGCCCACCGTCTCAAGGTCGTTCTTGGACGTAGCGTCGTAGATGCATCTGCGCGTTGCCCACCGTCTCAAGGTCGTTCTTGGACGTAGCGTCGTAGATGCCTGCGTTGGTGAAGTTGCAGAGCAGTTGCGTGTTGGTAATTGCGGTTAACGGAGCCGTAGGCGGCGTAAAGGCTGCGGTGTATACGGCGGTTCCCTTAACAAAACGCACCCCATTCAAATAGCCAACAATCGGGAACGAACCAATGCTGCCGCCGCTTGGGGCAATAGCAGTTGCGCCAATTCCTAAATCCGATGCGTTATTGAAATTGGTACTATTTGTTGCGGAACCAACCGAAGCGCCGTTGAGATATAGAACCAGCGATGTTCCGTTACGAACAAGCGCCATGTGGTTCCACGCATTTGCCCTGACTGCTGCGCTTGCGGTAATAACCGCGCTGCCGGAAGCGTAAACAACAATCTGCCCGTCGCCATTTCCCGTTTGCAGAAGCAAGCCACCAGACTGCGCGTAGCCTTTATCAATCGGATTTTGATATCCGGCAATGCTGGTCGGATACCACCAGTATTCAATAGTGAAGTCTCCGCTGCCCATTTGCAGAGCCGCATTATTGGAAACCGTCAGGTAATCCCCGCTCCCATCAAAATACCCACTCCCGCCATACGTCGCTGCACTCCACGCTGCCGTGGGGTTGAACGGGCTGAAGGCTTGGACAGACACATCACCGTTGCGCGTGGGTGTTGGTAATGGCGGTAAGCGGCGTCGTGCTAGGCGTAAAGTTGGCCGTGTATACGGCAGTTCCCTTCACAATGCGGAAATTAGAAATGTAACCGTTGAAGTTATATCCCGCAGTACGGTTTGCGGCAATCCAACAAGCCTGCGTGGTGCCAAGGTCGCCCGATACCGTTGATGAATTTCTTTGAGTACCGTTTACGTAAGTTCTTAACGTGCCAGACGAACGAACAAACGCAATCTGCGTCCAAGTGTTTAATGCGACAGTACCAACGGTAATTTCGGTGTTTGCGGGGCCGTTGTAAAACAACAAATTTAAAGACGAGTCAATTCTTGAATTGCAAGCAGTTGCGGTCGTCCCTGTTCGCAAATCAAATAGCGTACCCGGCCCGTTTGCTGGGTTTGCAGTCGGGTACACCCACATCTCAATCGTAAAGTCCCCCGTGCCCAAACCAAATGCGGTGCTTGATCCAGCATCTAAATAATCACCCGTCCCATCAAAATAGTTCCCCCACCCCGTCTGCGAGAACGGCGAGAACGTACCCTGCGTCGTGTTGCCGTTGCGGGTAATCGTGAAGTTGTTGGTAGACGAGTCTAGGAACGTATTGTTCTGCGCTCCGTTGGTGCCGTTACCGGGCAACAGCAGAGTGGTGTAGTCAAAGTACGGATCGGCAGTCAGCGTGACCGTACCGCCAATGTTCGGGAACTCTGCCGTTGGAGGCGTAAAGTTGTAGGGGTAGCGGCCTACGCCCTTGGAGATACGCCAATCGTCAACGTATCCGTTCCAAGGCCAAGTTCCTCCCGGCTGCTGTCCAATGTTTAGAACCTTGGACGTAGAACCGATGGAATTAGTGTTCGCAATCGTGGCAAACGCTGTGCCGTTGATGTATGCCTTGATAACACCAGCATTGCGCGACGCAGCAAAATGATACCAAGTGCCAGTTTTAATAAGGCCTGTTGCAAAAAAACTAGTATTT